ACATGGACTAAACCTTCTTCAGCCACTCAAGTAAGAGTAGTAGTTATTGGCGGTGGCGGTGGCGGAGGAGGAGCTGTTCCGAATAATCTAGGTGGAACTGCAGCTGGAGGTTATGGGGGAATGGCTTTTGTAACTAATGTTCCTGTATCTAGTCCAGTAGCTATTACAGTAGGAACTGGCGGTATTGGCGGAGCTATTCCAGGAGGTAATGGAACATCAGGTGGCACATCTTCATTTGGTAGTGCTGTATCATGCACTGGTGGTGGTGGTGGTGGAGGAGCTCCTGCGGGAGTAGCAGGAACAAATGGCTCTGCTACCATATCTTCAGGAACATCTTTAAAGTCAGGTGATATATCTATTACAAATAACACATTAATTGGAATTATGGGGTCTAGTAATGCCACTAATTCACCAGTTCCAGCACCAGCACCAGCAGCAGTAACTTATAGTACAACTAGTACATTAATGGCAGGTTCTAGAGGAAGCGGTGGTAATACTGGTACTCCTTCACCTGGAGCTCCTGGAGGTGGTGGTACTTCAGGTGCAATTTTAGTAGAATTTATAGGATAAGGATAAATTATGAAAAATGCTTTAATAGCTCCAAATCAATCACCAATTAGTTATGTTTCAGGTTGGACTACAGATAATCCACCTGAACCTATTTATACACCTATAGCTAATTCATGTAGAGTTGCTGAAGTGTCAGATCAAACATTTGAAGTATCACCACCATTATTTTGGACTGAATGTGCAGATGATGTTGTAGCAGATCAATGGTATTATAATACAAGTGATAAAGAAATTTATCCAATACCTGCTCCAGCTCCCTATCCAGAACAAGTAGTTTAATTAAGGAGAACTAAATGAAAGCTAAATTAATACAAACCCTTGACCTTTTAAAGAAAGTGGCTCTATGGGCCTTTAAAGTAGTTTTAAGAGGCATTAAAGTATTAACAGAAGAAACTATTATTGTATTAACAGCATTAGATAAATTATTAACTAAGGAAACAGCATAATGGCAATTATAGACAAAATTAAAAAAGCTTTAGTAGAAGCAGAACTTGTTGGTAAAGAAGTATTAGAAGAAGTTAAAGAAGAGTTTACTTTAGCTCCTGAACAAACTACAACTATTGAAGGAACAGCTCAAGTAGCTCCTGTATCTGCAACTGCAAGCATTGCTATAGAAACTGCAGTATCAGGTAATACACATCCTGTTATTACTGGTGAATAATGGGTAGCATTTTATCTCTTATATTACCTGCTTTAGTTCCAGCCTTCACGGATGGACTAAGAGGTATATTTGCTCGGATTACTGGAGGTGCTGGTGGTCAACCTCAGAATGTAGCGGAACGAGTTCAACTTATGGAAGCAGAAGCTCAAAAGCTTCAAGCTATGGCTTCATTAGATGGAAATGTAACAGGTCAACCAGCTCAATGGATTGTAGACCTAAGAGCAGCATTTAGATATGTAATTATCAGTGCTATTCTTATCTTTACTGGTATTATTGTATTCTACCCATCTGTTGTAGGTGCAACTGTTATTGGAGTATTCCTAGATATGTCAGGTGCTTGTATGTCATTCGTCATTGGCGAAAGAATGTATCTGAGTATTAAAAAATGAGTTCATTAGTCAAAGAAGAATATGTTAAAGCAATGTACACATTGTTTTGTAAACTTCCACCCTTTGACAAATATGAACTCCCTGTAGCAAGTAAAATAGAATGGCTTATTGTTGATGACCCTGAAATATGTGGTATGTATCAACCAGAGCCACATTGCATTACAATATCATTAGCTAAACACGGTCACTTTGATTCTATATGTAAGACTATATTACATGAAATGATTCACATGATTATGTACCTTCAAGGTAAAAAGTACGAACTACATAACAAGACTTTTTTTAAATTAGCAGAAAAGGTATCTAAAATATATGGGTATGATCCTAAAGAGCTTTAGTTTATTGTTATTAATAGGTAGTCTTCATGCAGCAGAACTTCCTAATATAGCAAAAACTCCAGGTAGTACTAGATCTGTTACAGTAGATGAACTATGTACTACTAAAACTAGTGAAATAAGAAATGTACCCGATTCATTAAAAAAAGACATCTTTAAAATTTATGGAATGTCTGGTAATGATAGAAGTGTATGTAAAGAAGGATTTGAGATAGATCACTTGGTGTCTTTAGAACTAGGTGGTGATAATAGAGCTACTAACTTATGGCCTCAAAGTTATTGTGGTGAACATAATGCCCATGATAAAGATAAGTTAGAAAACGAATTACACCGCAGAATATGTAAAAGACAAATTACATTAATCGAAGCACAAAATTGTATTGCAAGAGATTGGATTTTGTGTTATAATAATACTATGAAGAAATAAAATGGTAGATCACTCACAACTAACTGAACCAGTAAAACATGTAGTAGATACTGTAGCAGCTGTAACAGCTTTAGGTACAATAACTACTTTATTACCCCCAATAGCAGCATTACTTACTATATTCTGGACTTTTGTTCGTATATACGATAGATTCTTTTCTACTAATAAAAGACCCACTAATACATCACAGGATTAATTATGGCAGTCACTGGAACCACTACATTTACCGTTACCCGTAATCAAATTATTGAAGCTGCTTTAAGAGGACTATCTGTTCTTGAAGAAGGTGGTCAACCTTCAGCTGCAGCACTTGAAAATGGTTCTTTTGCCCTTAATCTTATTATGAAGAAGTGGCAAACTAATGGTATTAAGCTTTGGACTATTACAGAGCTTACATTAGAACTTGATGCTAATGTTACTACTTATACTATAGGACCTGATTCTGGTAATGATTTAGTTACTGATAAGCCTTTAAGACTTATTCAGTCATTCTTACGAAATACTTCTGTATCTCCTTATATAGATCAACCTATGCAAATTATATCTCAACAAGAGTATAATTTATTAGGTAGCAAGTTTTCTACTGGAACTACAAATAGTGTTTACTATATGCCTTATGCAACCTATGGTACAGTTAGTGTATTCTTAACACCTGATACTAATACAGCAACTAACTATGAATTGCATTTAACTGTTCAAAGACCTATCTATGATATTACAAATCCTAATGATAACTTTGACTTTCCATCAGAATGGTTTTTAGCTCTTAAATGGGCTTTAATGGCAGAGCTTGCTTCAGACTATGATAAGAACTTACAAGATAAAGCTTACTATGATAGTAAAGCAATGATGCTACAAAAAGAACTTGAAGATTGGGATATTGAACATTCTTCTACATTCTTTCAACCAGATGTTAGAACAGGATTTAATAGGAACTTTCGTTAATGCCTAAGTTACCTTTTGCCACTGAATTTAATTTTAGAACTAATGATATATCTAAAGATTCTAGAATGGCTAATTGCTATGCAGAGACTAGCAATGGTACTGTTTATGCAATAAAAAGACCTGGTAAAAAAGCTTATAACTTAACTACAGCACTACCTGCAAGTGGACAAGGACTATGGACATATAACAATGGTCTATATGCAGTAGCTGGTAATAACTTATATAATATTACTAATGGTAATACTTTAATATTAAAAACAAACCTTAGTTCTAACGAAATAAGTTGGGTTAATACTTTATCTACAACTTCTCCACATCCTTACATGGTATTTCATGACCAATTAAATGGATATTATTTAGATGCTACAGGTAATGTTGTTCAAATTAATACACAGGTAAACCAAGTAGTTCTTAATAATGGTGGATTAGGATACCCTGCTTCAGGTACTTTTACTGTAACAGGTTCAGGAGGTGGCTCAGGTGCCTCTGGTACTTACTCATCTATTGGTGGTTCTATTTATGCTGTAACTTTAACAAATCCAGGTTCAGGTTATTCTGGTACATTATCAATTAACTTTCTTGTAAGTACAGGTATAGGTACTGGAAGTATTTCAGGAACTACATTAACTATTAGTTCTTTAACATCAGGTAGTATAGCTGTAGGAAGTGCATTATCAGGTACAGGTGTTACTTCAGGTACTACTATTTTAAGTCAATTAACAGCCACAGGAACGCCAGTTGCTTCTCCTACGTTTGTAACTTCTACTAATTCTCAATCAGTATCAGGAGCTACAACTATTGCAGGTGCTTCAGGAACTAAAACTTTAACTTTGTCCTCTACTGACAAGCTTAGTGTAGGTCAATTTATTACAGGAACGGGTATACCTAGTGGAACTACAATTACATCTATAACTAATCCATTTGCAAATGACTTTAAAAACTTATCTTTGATTCAATTATTAGAATTCTTACAAAATCAAGGACAATATAATACTGTTACATTAAGTAATGCTTTAACAGCTCAAGCATCTGGTACCTATAATGTATATGCTGCTGATGG